CAGAACAAGATGCACTGTCTCCGAAATCTTTAGAATCTGCTTATGAATGGTATACCTCTGGTCCTAGACAGCGTTTACAGCCAGGAGGCATTATTGTTATTGTTATGACCAGGTGGTCTACCAAAGATTTGGTTGGCAAAGTCTTAAAAAAACAAGGCGATGATAATGCCGACCAGTGGGAGGTGGTTGAGTTTCCTGCAATAATGCCAGAATCAGAACTGCCTTTATGGCCAGAGTTTTGGAAAAAAGAAGAGCTGTTAGGTGTAAAAGCATCTTTGCCAGTATCAAAATGGAACTCGCAGTGGATGCAAAATCCGACCGCAGAAGAAGGATCTATAGTAAAAAGAGAATGGTGGCAGAGATGGGATCATGAAGATATACCGCCCTATTCTTATGTGATACAAAGTTATGATACGGCTTTTTCAAAAAAAGAAACCGCTGATTACTCGGCTATAACCACCTGGGCAATATTTAATGCAGGCGATGAAACCGCAGATGCAATTATGCTTTTAGATGCCAAAAGAGTGCGAGTTGACTTTCCAGAGCTCAAAAGAATGGCTATGGAAGAGTACAGATATTGGAACCCAGACTGTGTATTGATTGAGGCTAAAGCATCCGGGACACCACTTACGCATGAATTGAGACGAATGGGCATACCTGTTACAGCTTACAGTCCAAGTAGAGGCCAGGATAAAATAGCCAGAATGAACAGTGTTGCACCTATATTTGAATCTGGAATGGTTTGGGCCCCGGACCATGATTTTGCAGATGATGTCATAGAAGAAATGGCATCTTTTCCATTTGGAGATTATGATGACTTTTGCGATAGTGCTACAATGGCTTTAATGAGATTTAGACAAGGCGGTTTTGTTTCATTAGATGAAGATTATCAAGACGAGGCCAGGCTTTTAAAATCTAACAGACAGGTTTATTATTGATGAAGATATTTATAACAAAATTTATCTGGGACGGACAAGAATATGTAGGCCCAGATATACACGCAAGTAATCATGCTAACGCTGAATTAATAGCAGAGGCACAAGGGTTAATTCTTGAAGGAGAATTACAAAGCATTGTTCAGCTTGACGATCTTGACGACATTAATCGACCCAGAGTGCTACACTAAAAATTATGGCAATAGAAAAAGCACTCGGCACCGAAAACAATCCAGACATTAGGGTACAAGGATCTTCTGTTGAAGTTATGCCAGAAGAAACCAGGCAAGATCAAATTTCAAATGCAGCACAAATTTTAGTCAATGAAGAAGAGATCTTGTTAGATGATGAAACGTTGGAAGAGCCAGCTCCACAGATGGATTTTAACGCTAACTTGGTTGACTTTGTAGACGAATCAACTTTACAAAAAATATCATCTGATCTTTTAAGCTCTATTAAGAGCGACAAACAATCCAGATCCGAATGGGAAAAAACATACACCGATGGCCTGCAATATCTAGGTATGAAGTTTGATGAGTCTAGGTCACAACCATTTGAAGGATCCTCTGGAGTAATCCATCCCATTCTTGCAGAGGCAGTTACACAATTCCAGGCCCAGGCTTACAAAGAAATGCTGCCAGCAAAAGGTCCTGTAAAAACAGAAATAATTGGTGCCAGAACAATAGAAACAGAAAACCAAGCTGAAAGAGTCCAGGAGTTTATGAACTATTACATTATGAATGTAATGAGTGAGTATGATCCAGAGCTTGATATGCTTTTGTTCTATTTGCCGTTAGCTGGATCTGCATTTAAAAAAGTTTATTTTGACAGTGTGACAAACAAAGCAGTATCTAAGTTTATACCGCCAGAAGATTTAATTGTGCCTTACGAGGCATCTGACATGACCTCAGCTGAAAGAATTACACACTCAATCAGTATGTCGCTAAATGAAGTTAAAAAACAACAAATCACTGGTTTTTATGCAAATGTTGAGATCTCAGATGAAACTTATGACGATGACGAATCTGAAATTGATAAGGCCATAGATGAAATACAGGGTGTCGAACCAAGTTACAAAGAAGATAGAAATAGAACGGTTTATGAAATACACACTGTTTTAGACATAGAAGGTTTTGAAGATTTAGATGCAGAGGGCAGGCCAACAGGATTAAAGCTACCATACATCGTTACCATTGATGAGGATTCAACCTCTGTTCTAGCGATACGCAGAAATTACCAAGAAACAGATCCGCTTAAAAATAAAATTAATTATTTTGTGCA